CCCAAGGCTTCCAGTATGACCGGGGTTTGCGATATGATTTGGAACAATTGCAACAATGACTGCGCTTCCTGCACATTTGAGCTTCGCTCTGACCCATCCCGACTGGTGAAGACGTAATCATGTATCAGGTTTTTCTTGCTGCCAATGACAGTATGCCTTCGCTCAAGGTCAGGCGACATGAACTCCAAGTCGTCCGGGTCAATCTCAAATCCCGCCTGTTCTATGACGGCAGGGCTGTACCTGTTCTTAACCGGGAGATGGATCGTGTTACTCCCCATACTCATTAGCCCTTCATATATGATGCGCTTCATGGCTGCCCGCCCCTCATCAACTGCCTCACTTATGAAGCTGTAAACCGACTCGGTTGTGTTGTTGATGGTCATTACCTCGGTGGCACTTGTTTCCCTGGGGGCTGGCTGGCCCTGCTCCTGCGGGCTTAATGCCATCAGGCGTTCAGCCATCTGAAGCAACTGGGTTATCGACTGAAAAACATTGTTGATGTTTCCGTTTGGCTGGCTCCTGATTATCTTGAACACATTGTCAGGCGATGTGTCTATCCCCAGGTTGGCGAGCTTCGAGAAGGATGCCTCAAGCACATGGGTTGTGGCATAAAAATTCTCCCCCTGCATGGTGTCCCTGAACTCATCCCTGACTTTCATGCCCTCCTCTGTGTCAGGAAATATGTCTGTGTTTACAACCCCTACCGCAAACATATCAGCCTTGGCTGTCTCAAGTAACTGACTGAACAGGTTGGTGAGTTGGTCTTGGAACGGCATCAGTTCGTGTGCCACCGAAAGGTTCCGAAGTCTGCTGTCGTTCTCGTTGAAGCTAAACACCGCCGCCGGGGAGCTTGGCAGGAACTCTGCAAAGATTACGGTTGAGTCTCCGGCTACCCTTAAATGCACCCAGAGTGGGTATGGATAATCGCCAACGCCCCATTGATTCGGAACCATCTTCCAGAAAAAATCTGTAACAAAAACAGAAGCGTCCTGCATTTCCCCTGAATAAATTCCAATCGTGTTCTTCCTGTCGTTCCAACTGGTGAGATCGTCTTGGGTGTGGGGTGGGATTATCTGTGTGTAGTAGGTGTTGAAGTATGTGCTGTACTGCGTGAACAGCCCGGCGGTTGCAGATGTGTAGCCCACCGAGTCACGGTTGAAATACTCCGCGTTGCCCATGATGTCTCCGTACCTGGCGATGTCCCAGAACCCTATGTATTCGCTGCCGGTGTCTGTGTTTACAGACGTAAGGGGTGAGTTGTTGTCCCAAAAAACCCTGCTTGGGTGTGGGTTGATCCAGCTAATCCCCTCCTTGCTGACGGTGGTTTTAATCCTTTGGTTGTCCAGCTTGAACTCTGCGTCTGTTGCCTCCTTCTCCCATTGAACCTCCCTCTCCCATGCGGCCCTGGGAAACGCAACACTATGCCCATACAGGAACATATCCCGCATGACCTGTGTCTGGAAATGCCTGTAATCATACTGGTCTGCCATGATGTCCACCCGCTGCGACAATACATCTGCCCGGAGTTTCCCGGCTGTGCTTGTTCCCCTTGGGTGGTACTTGAAGAACGGATACAGGCTGTTGTACTTGTTTGCTTGGGCCGCCAGCCGACGAGTCACAAAGCTGCGAACCAGGTTAATGTTAACCTCAAAGAATTTAGGTAAGTCAATTTCAGTTGGCTGTCCGGCTGAATTGCGCTTCACATATTTGTCGGAAACCTTGAGCTTATCCAGTTCCTTGACACAGGCATCCACGTTGATCCTCTTCTGTGCATACATGATGAGAGGAATGTTCCTGCTGTTGATGGGGGAACTGTCCCATGCCAGGTCAACGCTGCTGTAAAGGTGGTGGTTCCGAAGGCTGAAGGTGATATGCTCGGTGATTCTTGAGGCAATCAAGTCCTCCGCCTTCTCCCTTCTCTCCATATCCTTCTCCAATGCCTTGACTTCATCCTTTGGCATCTTGGCCAGCACCGTGTTCCCAGGTAGCTTGGCCTTAAATATCTCACGAAGCCGTTCGTTGGTCGTTCCGTGAGCCTTCAGTACATCAAAATCAATCATATCTTGCCTCTACTTCAGCGCGTTCCTGTAGGTAAAACAGAAGCGCAATGTATGGTGGAACCCGGCCAGCCCTCATCCACCTCTTTAGGGTAACGTGAGGGATGCAGCTTCGTGCCGCAAGTTCCTCTACTGTTACGTTCAAAAAAGCACAACATCGTTTAACCCTGTCCCTGTCCCATCCACCAAGAACCCCAGCCTTATCGTGAAGCCTTTCAAGGAGGAAGGTTGTAGGCGACTGGCCGATTAGTATGATTTATTATTCGTCATACTGCCGCCCATTACCGCCATCACAGGAGACTCCTCATCGTCATCCCCTTCAGGTTCCTCATCTTCATAGTCTCCTGGGCGTTCAACGGAAACATCCTTAATTGAAAATACGGCTTGCTCCTCTGTCACCTCATCCAATGAAGCCACAATCTCCATCTCGCATTCGTCGCCGGGAGACTTGCTGTTTATGTACTCGGTCAACTCATCGTTGTCCGCCAGGTCTATTACAACTTTATCTGTCATGTTAACCATTCGTGTTTACTACCTACTTTTAGGGTAACATTCAAGAAATTCCGCAATGAATTAAATTGGCCCGGACTTCCGACGCCTTGGGCAGCCTGGAGTTGTTGTTAAGATCCAGCTTAAACATGGGGTAGGTGATGGAATCAAACTTATGTATGTACTTGCTACGCTTGGGTTTAGTTGGGTCTTTCTTGTCTGACTCCAGGTTCATTAGCATATCCACAGAATTGGCGCAGAGAGCAGACACATAGAACTCATCCTGAAACAGCTTACCAGATAGTAACCTGACCCTAGCCTCCACACTACCCTGGCCCTTGGGGCAGCCAATCATCTTGATGCGGCCATCGCTGTACCGCTCGAAGTCCCAGCTATCGTAACTTCCCTCCCCACCTGGATGCCATTGGTTGATGGCACTTGAGTCCGTGATGTGCTGGTAGTGAAACTCGGTGTCGAGCTTCTCGTTCCAGTAATCCATCCTCTTCATTATCTGCTGACACAACCTCTTGTACAGGTGTCGCTCACCCAGGTAATCTATCTCATCAAATGCAATCCATAGGTTTCCCCTCTCGGTTGGTATCATCTGAAGGAAAGTCACGGCTGAATAGACCTGGCCAAGATCATAGCCAATGATGATGGGGTGTCCCGACTTGGGTATGAGTCCCTTGCCGCTGATTTCATCCCCCTTCTTGTGTAGTTCAGGCGAGAAGTATTCCTTGAACAAGGCTTCTCCTGTTGGTCTGTCCACCCATTCCCCCTCAATGAGCCGCCGCCACTCAATCGGGTCGGCTTTAAGGATTGCCTCCAAGTGTTCCACATACCCTTCGGGCAAACGCTTGGCGTTCTCCCGCATTGGAACGTGGTAGACCATGAAGTTTTTGTTCCGCTTCCCGTTGTCTTCAATGCAATCCTCAAAGAACTGCCTGTAAACCCAATGGCTTGGCCCCTCCGGGTTGCAACTGGCGCAGTATTGCTGCGGCCCGTCAATGCCACGCCTTCTGCCCAACTGGGCTGCCGGGTATCGGAAGTATTCCACACCATCGCATTGCGTTAGCTCATCCACATACACATGGCTGGGGGCTGGGCCTTTGATCCTAGCCTCGACTGCCCCTGCGTAGGGAATCGAAACCAGAAGCAACTTGCTCCAGCCCCCGAACCGATTGCGTATCCACCTGTGTCTGTCCTTGGTATTGGGGTCGAGCTTGGATACTGTGTACTCTAGCCCTATTCCATCCTCCCATTGCGGGAGTACTAGGGTGTCCAGGTCATGCCAGACACCCTCGGAACCTGTCCGTATAGAGGGAGCAAGGATAAGGACTAGAGCATTGTTCTCTTCATAGGCATGGCGGGTCAGCTTGTGTGCAAAACCAATCGTTTTGCCGCTGCCCTTCTCGCCATACCCCAACACATACTTTGACGGGTCGTTAAAAATCTTCTCCTGTGTGGCGTTCAGGTCAGGAAACCAGTCGCCCTTTGGTTCAGGTACAGTATCCATTGCGGCGGACGCAATGGCTTCTATCTCCTCCTCGGATAGATTGACCTTACTTGGCATTCTTGCTGACCTCGACCTTGCC